AAATCTGAAATATACGGAAAATACGAATGGGAGACTGAAACTATAACCATTTACGAAAAACCGCATTTAACAGAATCAATATGGGAATTTGTTGATACGGTTATGCATGAATTTGCGCATCATAGACAGCATAGGACAAAGGTTCTTTATAAAAGATTAAATAAAACTGTTGATGGTTTCCATCATGAGTTAACCGAAGACGATTTAGAAAAGGACGCAGAACAATTTTCACGAAAACACACAAACAAATTTTTAAAAATAATCAAATAAATGAATAAAAACGATAAGGTACTATTGTACAACCGTGGACAACGAGAAATTGGGTCAATCACAAAGGTATGGCGCAGTAAAGACATTCAATATTATAATATCTTAACTGAACGAGGAATAATTCTTCAATCAGTTACTACCAACCCAGACAATCCATGTTTCATCGAAAAAAATCTAACTCAGAAAGATTTTGAAAAAAATCAATTGTCAGAATTTACATTGGAAGGTCAACAGGAAGAACTAATCCAGAAGTCAGAAATCGATACGACAATCAAAGATGAAACAATCATAAAGGAAAGTTTACGATGGGAATAATTAAGTTGGAAGATATGATAATGCCAAAGTCGCCCATTAAAGAAGAAATGGATGCAACAGTTGAAACTATTTCAAATGATGAATGGGTATTTAATCAACCAGAATTTGAAGGTTCTATATTACAACAATCGATGGTTGAATTGGATCGTAAAATTACATTTGAAGTTTATAAAGCAATTGAAGAAGAAATTGATAAAAAACTTTGGCCGGAATATTTAATCAACGATCCTGAAATTGTAGGATATCCAGACCTTGAATTTCAAGAACAAATTTATAATTGGGTAAAAGGTTCCCTTCCAACATGGGGTTATACAATTAAAGATTTAGGTTGTGGAAGGGGAGATTTTTTTGGACATATCAGTAAACGGGAACCGTGGGAAGAAAAGTTCAAAGATATTCATTATTTCGGCCTAGAATTAAATCCGAACCTTTGTACGGTCGCGAAACAAAAATATCCAGAAATAAACGTGTTAAACAACGATTATTTTGATACTGACATCCAAACTGATTACACCGTTTGCATCGGAACACTAGGAGATAACTTAGGCCAAAACAAATGGGAGAATTTTAACAAAACTTTAAATTGGGCTATTAATAACACTAAAATTTCGGTTATTTTCATTTTACAGCGCGATTGTTATGGAAATGAAGGATTTTTCGATTATCCATTTGGAGAATTGTTTGAAAACATAGACCCCAATGTTAAATTTGTTTTAGATTATTCTGAACTTGAAGATATATATAAGTTGACCGTACATATCGACGGTTTTAACTCATAATATCTTTACATATGTCAGTAAACCTATCATTAGGAATCAACCCGAAAAAAACAAAACACTTAGGACCGATTTTTCACACCATCGACTTCGACTTTGAAACAAAAGAGTTAACGCTCGGAAATCAAAAGTTTAAAATCAAACAAGACGATGTTCAGGAATTAATCTACCAATGCAACGAACGCTGGCTGAAAAACGAAAAAGTTATCCAAATCAATGGCTATGAAGTTCCAGTAACTAAGTATGAAATCGAACGAATAAACGAAACCTGCGAAGCAATTAAACGAATCGCCCACCAACGGTATCGTTTTATGGGGCGGTAATGTTAATCATTTGTTAAAGAAGTAAAAAGGCTTGGCTGTAAAAGGTTAAGCCTTTACCTTTGTAAGGTAATTAAAACTATTTTAAAGAACTAGACAAATGATTAAAATTAACGGAATGACATTTAGCGGAAACTCAGTAGTAGTTTCTGGAAACAAAATTATTATTGATGGTAAAGATGTTACACCAGATTCCAAAATTATCAATATCGAAGTAAACGGAAACATCGATAACTTGGAAGTTGATTATGCCGAATCTTTAATTGTCAATGGAAATGTAACATCATGTGAAACAACAAATGGTAACGTAAAAATTACTGGCAGCGTTCTTGGGGATGTAGAAACAACTAACGGAAATGTTAATTGTGGCGAAGTGAAAGGATCGGTGAAAACTAAAAACGGAAATATTCGCCATAATTAAAAATAAACGGAATCAGGTACTTTTACAGAGTACCTTTTTTCATATCAAAAAGAAAGTTGTTAATTAGTTGTTAAAAATTGACTAAAAACTTGCATTTGTCAGAAATTTTTTGTATCTTTGCTAAACAACGTTTTACCATTGAAAGCAAGTTTTATAAAACGGAAAGGTTGATTTTTGAAGTATGAAAAAAAGATAACCTGAAAGTGATTAAAACAATAATGGCGAACAAACTTGAAAAGTTTGAAGTCAACAAACAAACGCTAGTTTGTGCAGTTAGGTTGAAAAAAGATGTGATTGTATCATGGGCAACCTATGCCTGAAATCTAACTATTTCATTTTAAAAAATTTATTGATTAACTTTCAAACGTCAGGTCTAGCGACCTTCCTTTAATTGTCAAACCCAAGGTTTTTCCAATTCACATGAAAAAATATTTCCCTCATTTAATTTTATTTTCAGCTTTATTTATTTCTACTACTGGTTCATTCTTTTCAATTTATGGATTGGGTAAATTATTTGGAGGTCATCAAGTAGGTGCTACCATTTTAGCTTTTGCTTTTGAATTTGGTAATATTATTACGGCTACTGCATTAAAATTTTACTGGAACCATTTACCAAGGATTTTAAAGTTTCCATTAATACTTGTAGTTGTAACATTAACCATTCTTACGTCGATGGGAATATATGGTTACCTTTCAGATGGTTATCAGAAAACTGCTTCGAAAGATGAAATAGTTTTAAAGCGTTCTAACCTTGTTAAACTGAAAAAGGATAATTTCAATCAAAGGTTAACTGATAACAAAAATGAAATCAATCAAATTAATCTTTCACTTTCCGAATTTTCAAAAGGTTATAATCAAAACACACAGACTCAACAAGTAATCAAAGGTCAAGTCGTTACAAATGTAATCGTAGGTAATAAAAAAGGTTTAGAATCTCAAATGAATCAGTTAAATCTAAGAAAAGTTAAATTAGATTCACTTAATATTACTTACTTGGATTCAATTCAAAAATTAGAACTTCAAATAATTGAAATTGAAAACTCAAACGAAACCAATTCAGAACTAGGTCCACTTAAATACCTAGCAGGTTTAACAGGTAAACCAATGAATCAAATCGTTAACTGGTTAATCCTTCTGATTGTAATCGTATTTCAACCTTTGGCCTTAATGTTAATCCTTACTTCAATGTTCGCTTTCAAAAGTAATCATTACTTAACGCGAACTTCAAAAAGAAAACGAGGAACTGAACCCACTTTGAATTTCAAAGTCCTTTGGGACAACTTAAAGGACCGAATCATTCAGAAGAAACCAAACATTCCGATAGAATCCCCAACAACCCCCGAAATTTCACTTGTAAGCGACGATCTCCAAGAAGTTAACCCAACACCCACAAAAAAAAGAAAGTATGTTAGAAAGGCTAAAAACACCGTTAAAAACGATTCTCCTGAAATTGAAGAAACTGAACCCGATGAAAAGGTTCAACCAGTTGAGAAAACGAATGGAGAATCTGGAAAGAGGCGAGTAGTTGACAATCAGTTAACCCCAGACATCGCCGATCATATTTCAAAATCATTGGGAAGTAAAAAAAAAGTTTAAGTCCAAGTCAAATTAGAATCATGCCGCATGAAGCAATAGAGGCTTGGAAGCGGGACAATTCACAATGAAATGTTAATCCATTTGCAAACCAATTTAAAAAAACATAACTTACAATGAAAGAAAACGCATTCAATCTTTACGAAGAAACACGACCAAAAGAAACTGGTCAACCATCTATTCAGCCCACTGATAACGATTTATTAATTACCGTAGATTTTTCAAAGGAAACCTTCGGTGAAATGGTTGAAAAGGTTCGGACATTAACAGAACAAATATCTGATGCAACTGAACTAAATATTTTCATCCTGAGCGGATACGATCCGCATAAAGATGCGGGTTTATTCTTGGATTATTTGAAAAGTTTAAATCGTCCGATTAGATTCTTTTTCCGTGGGATTATTCATTTGGAATTTTTGAAATTGTTATCTTTCTTGAATGTTTATGTGAACGAAGGTTCCAAACTCAAATACGATACCAGCAAAACGCATGAATTTCAAAAACAACTAATGATTTTTCCGGCTGTATTCAGAAATTACTTCCAAAGGTTCATAGATGAATACAATAAATTTAACGGTGAAATTTATTTGGACGTGGCTGAAATGAAAACACTAGGATTTGACTTTAAAATTTATTAATTGATGCACTATCAAATCGAATACAACATTAAAGGCGTTAAACGTCAAGGTTATGCGAAGAAAAGTGAGTGTGAAAAATATATGACAATCGTTTTTCATGATCATAAAGACAAATGGCAGATTAGTAAGGAAGTTATCAGTAACGAATTATTTAAAGCTGCTAAACCGATCGACAAAGAAATATTTGACTACGCAATAAATCAAAACCTTAGAAATTTATGAACGAATTTAACTTTTTAACCGAACAGCAAATCCAATCCAATTACGAACGGTTTCGTAGTTTGATCAATGAAAACTTTCCTATGAGAAAGGATCAATTGAATCAAATGTATGATGCACTGGAAGAAGAATTGATGTTTGCTCCTGCATCAAGTCAGGCTCACTTTCACAATGCTTTCCCCGGTGGCTATGTTGATCATGTACTTCGCGTGTATGATTTTGCTTCAATTCAAATGAAGCTGTGGGATAAATGTGGAATGTCAATTTCATTTTCACCCGAAGAGTTGATGTTTGCAGCCCTTCATCACGATCTTGGAAAATTAGGTGAACCGGGAAGTCCGATGTATCTTGTTAATAATGAAAAGTGGGTAATAGATAAAGGGGCATTTTACAAACAAAATCTTGATAATCAATGGCTTACTATTACTGAACGTAGTTTGTGGCTATTAAACCACTTTAAGGTTCAGTTTTCAATCAACGAAATGCTTGGAATTAAATTAGCAGATGGTCTTTATGATGAAAGTAACAAGCAATATTTGGTGACTTATGACATTAATAAAAAACTTAAAACTAATCTCCCATATATCATCCACAATGCTGATCAAATGGCTGCAAGGTTCGAATTTGAAAGATGGGCAAAACTAACAGGAAAGGCAAGTGTATGATTATTACCATAATAATTCTTTCAATAGTTATTTTAATCTTAGGATTTACTACTTGGAATTTATATAAACAAGTAAGTCAATTGGAAGATTTCGTCAAGAAAACCAGTAAAAGAGAACAAAAGATTCTTGTAGAAGCTGAAAATTATTACAAGATTTTCAAAGGGTTATTTGAAGAAGCGTTTTTAAACATTCAACGAGTAGATAAACGTGGAGCATTTTCAAGCGATGATGAAGTTGGATTTGCGTTTAAAGTGATTTATAATTCATTGCAAGAAATTAATCAGAAATTAGACACCTTAAAAATTGATGACGAAAACGAAGAAGAAAAATGAGCCGTACTTCGGCCCAAAAGTAGATCAGGCAATATCTGAATATTGTGCTATGACTGACAGTGTTGCTAAAACACGACTGTTCAACCTAACAATCTATCCTGCGCTTTCTAAGCTGGCAGAAAACGTAATTCACAACCGAAACCTTACTAATTTCGGCGGACAAACTTATACCGACGTGAAACAGGACTGTATTTGTTTCTTGTACGAAAAACTTAATAAATTCGATCCGGATAGAGGTGTTAAAGCATTTTCATATTTCAATCGCATTTCGATCAATTGGGTATGGGCCAAAATGCGTGACGTGGCTAAAAATACTTACGGCAAATGTGATGTTGACCACTTAGATTATTCCAGAGATTTGGATGATGAAGTAAGACAGCAAGAAATTCAAGAAGAATTACAAGATTTTTGTCATAAATGGCATTTGTGGGGAATGGAACACTTGGACTACTTCTTCTTTGTACGTAACGACAAAATTATTCCTTTTAATAAAGAAGAAAAACAAGTTCTGGAAGCAGTTTTCAATTTATTTAAAAACAGTCATAGTATAGATATTTATAGAAAGAAAGCCTTGTATATATTGATTCGTGAGCAGGTAAACGTTAAAACACAGATAATTACTAACGTAGTGAATGTGTTACGACCACTTTGCCAAGAAATGTTTTATGATTTTAAAAAGAACGGAACATTATACTGGCATAGATTTTTGTATTACCCCGAACATATCGAAGGTGAATTGCAATTGCCCGATGATATAATCAAAGGTCAAGAAGTAATAGATGGTCAAGGCGAAAAATACAAAATCATCGAAATAAATAAAAACGAAATAATCTTAAAACCAATTTCATTTGATGGCGGAAATAGTTCTTTCCCACAAGACTGGAACGCAAATTCAATTTATGATTTTTGGGATTACTTAGACGAAGAAATTTAAAAATACCTTATTTGGAGGGTTTAATATTGGCAAAGAAAAATAACAGTGAAGTTCTATTCAAAGGTTCAGATGGTAAAGACGTAACCTTTGAAGACCTTCTTAGAAAAATATATGAAAATGCAGAAGCAAAGAATTTTCATTTACTTGAAACAGCCAGAAACGTAGGAACTAAAATTGATAGTATCCAAGATGCTGTAATGGTTCTGCCGTTCTTAACTTCACTCCAATCGGTATCGGTGAAGAACGACGAACAACTTGTAAAGATGGCTGCAATTGTAGCCCGTCAAAATAAAAAGTTAAACGCCGAAGATGATGATTTGACTGCATATGGAATAACCGCAGAAATGCGGAAAGAAATCATGGAAGAAGCGCAAAAGGTTTCAATTCGTCCGGGTCAAGCGAAAGGGGAATAAGATATGATTGTCGCAGAAGTAATTGAATCTCGTAAATCCTTCAAGCCCAATCAAAAAGACGATCAAGGAAACCCAATCGCTCTTGGCAGTATAGAAGTTCGTATTGGTAGTCATCAAAGTAACTTAGGACAGGTTAGAAATATTTATGTTCGTCCAGCTTCATTTAATCGCAGAATACCACTTATTGGTGAACAAGTAATTTTAATTCCTGCTCCTGTAAATGATTGGTCAACTTCTGGAATTAAAGGAATTGGTTATTTATATTTAAGCGTATTAAACTCGACTGATGACCTAGTGCTTCATGCGTTTCCGAAAGTTTGGAAGCGTAAGGGCATGGCTCCCGGAGGATCAAGTGCTGAAAGAAATTCAGATAAGAAGATTTTTGGTTATACGTTTCCAAAAAGTCCAAAAAGAACACCTAACCTTCAACCGTTTGAAGGTGATGATTTGTATGAAGGAAGATTTGGAACTTCTATCCGATTCGGTTCAACAGTTAAAGGTGATATGTCGGTGTATGCCGAAAAACCTACGTGGGACGGTGCTTCGGGAGGTGATCCGATTTTTATATTCCGAGTAAAAAAACCATCCGCAGGTTCAACCAATAGCGCAGAATCACTTGAAATTAATAACAACAAATATGAAGTCGAAGACATTGAAAAGGATGATTCGTCCATCGTATTGACTTCAAATCAAAAGTTAAAGAACTTTAAAGCTGGATTTGATAAAAATCAAGACGCAAAAAAGCTAGGTCAATTTCAAGGTAAATCCCAAATAGCAATTAATTCAAATAGGGTAGTCTTAAATGCAAATAAAGATATGCTTTTATTGATTGGAAAGGAAAAGGTGGTTGTGACCGGAAAGAAAATAATGTTCCAGACGGAAAAATATAAAGTTGACTTGGACGAACTGATGGATTTCTTGAAGAAATGGTTAGGGGAAGATACTAAATTGGCGCAAGCATCGAGCGTATATCCAACACCCGCAGGCAGTACAGGCCCGGCCAGTTCAATGGCTCAGTATGTTCAATTGCAATCTTCGGACTTTACCAAATTCAAACAACCGTAAAGGATTAAATGAAACTACGAATATTATATGAAGATATTAAAGCCAGTTTAAATTTAAAAAAATGGTTCGGTAGTTCCAAGGTAACTGATTCGGGAAAGCCGAAAGTAGTATATCATGGGACGTTTTCTGATAATATAAAAGTATTTGATCCTGAAAAAATATCAAGTAATTCCGGTAACGCAGGTCATTATGGTTATGGTTTTTATTTTTCCGAAGATATTGGCGAAGCAAAAATATACGGAACTACCATATTAAAAGTTTATTTAAAAATAACAAACCCATTCAAAGGTACTAATGAAGAATTAAGAATCTTGAAAAGAGAAGGGTTCGGGAATATAGCAGATGAAGAAGTTAAATCATTGGACTTTTCATCCCTTCAAACGGAACTATCTAAAATAGATAAAAAATATGGAGAATTTTTTGGTTTACTTAAAAAATCCAAAGCATCTTCTACTGCTTTTACCCAATTCAGAGACAAATATGGTGACAGTGATATTGATTTAAATGATATATATGATATATACCAATATACAGAATTAAATAATTCGGATGGAGTACCTGATCACATTTTTGAATTATTACAGGATATTGGTGTAGATGTTAATAAGATAGAGACTGTAAGTGATTTTCCGCATGAACAGAGTTTACATTGGGTTACCGATTTGGGAAATTCAGCAGAAGATTTCACCAAACTTATAAAAAAATTAGGTTATGATGGTGTGATATATGGTTCTGAATATGTTGCATTTGAACCAACCCAAATAAAATCTGTTGAAAATGATGGTTCATTTGATTCAAATGATCCAGACATATATTCTTAACGATTAAAAATAACTTAAAGATATGACAACAAAAGAATTAGCAACCATAATCCTTCATTGCAAGAAAGCAATCAGGGAAGAAATGCAAGGAATGAAGCGGGAACTTCTTACTGAAATGAAACGTACCCAAGGGCAACCATCACGTTCGCCAGATAAGTTAACAGAAGTTCAAAAGTCGTTCCGACAGAACTATCAGGTCGAACAACGTCCTAAGAAACGTTTATCTTCGAATCCACTTTTGAACGAAATGCTGAATTCAGTCGAACCTATTCCAAACGAAGGTTCCAGTTATTTGGATGCGTTCGAACATGAAGAAGATATTATCAACGTCCCCACTTCTGAATCTGGACAACCAATTAATGCTCCAAAAGCAGTAGTTGAAGCAATGAACCGTGATTATAGCGCGTTGGTTCAAAGAATGGACAGTGGCAAAGGTTCCAACAACGAAAAATCAAAACAAGATTTTCGAAATCAAATCCTTTCGCGTATGGAAGATGATAATTATAGTTCAGTAGATGACGACGATGAAGATTTGTCATTTCTGGATAAACTTTGAGGTTAATTAATTGAAATTAAAAAAATTACTATTCGAAATAACCTTTGATCAAGCGTTGAAGTATTGGTTAAAGCAGTCGGAAAAACTGACGATCCTGAACAAATCAAAAATATCGTAAAGGATTGGGCAGCTAAGATGAAAAACAAATCATAACGAGTTGTTAATGATTTTAAGAATATAAAAATAACATTTACCTTTGGGGAACAAAAAGAATGAAGATTAAACTTTTAAAGCAAATGATCATGGAAAATTTACCAGTTTCATCATTTCATAGTAGTAAAGCATCCAAGTCTCCCGGAATTGCTGATCCAAATTATCGACCATTCACGGCCAAAAAATTGAAAGGTTCGTTTGCTGGTCATTTACAAACTGAATTGGATACTAAGTTCAAGCGTTATGATTTTGTAGATACTCCGAAAGGTGTTAAATTCATATCAAAATCAGTAACTATTGATATTCCATTTAATTCAGATAAAACATCAATATTTGACATTGTTAAAAAAATAGAAAATGGGAAATAAATTCTTAAAGCCGACAGCAGAACACATTGTTAAAATAAATTTTATCCACCCTAAGCATGGAAATACTTGGTTTAAATACCAAATAAATAGCTTAAATAACAATGTTATGTTTTGGTTTGGTTATACCAATTCTATGTTTGTTGGATTAGCAGATGTAAAAAAAATAGCATCTACAATCAAAACAGATAAAAAATTCACATTTGTATCACAAGAACTTGTAAAATTTTAGATATGAATATTGATGTCATTCAAAAACAATTGGATCGGGTGATTTACATAGAATCGCTTGCAGATTATATAAATAAACGATTTTATTATACCAAAGGTCGTCAGTTTGTTCACCAACTTTATATTAAATTATCTAAAAAATATTCTAAAATAGATGGATTTGTGTTATTTGATACAAATGGAAAAATGAATAGAAATCATTATGTGAGACTATTATATGCAAAGAGGATTGAATGCTTTGGTTCAAAAGCGCAAGAAAACCTTTTAGTTGGAATATATTCAACTATACCACATGGAGACAAAAAGAATGAAGATTAAACTTTTAAAACAAATGATCATGGAAGCTGTTGATACTGGTACTGCCAAAATTACTGTCAACGATGGTAATAATACTGATGTTTGGTACTTGGCGAAAGGTGACGACTCTACCCATTTTGAAATGGTAAATAATCAAAAATACCTTGGAAAATTTGGAGCCGATAAACATATTGGTCAATTTAGAAATGCTCCTTGGTATGACGATGTTAAATCATGGCTCAAAGGTGGCAAATCTCCTGATGGTAAAACTTATTAAACTTTTTTAACATGGAATTAAATCCAGACACAATTATGGAAAGACATGAACGCTTTCCAGATGCAACCAAACAATTAATTGAATCATATGCGTTTGCTGAATATAAAAAAGCGATTGCCGATTTGATGCGTTTTGGAAAAGTTGTAAACGTCGAAAATACGAACACGACATTGATTGTGTTGAGTGACTTCGATTTTAAGCAATGGAAAGAATATGAGATGTCACACTGGTATTTAAACAAACATCTTTATAACTTATAATTATGAAAGGATTCTATTGGTCAGAAAAATTCAATCCTGTTAACTTTCAAGGCATTGAAATGGAAGTAGATGGCGATAAAGATTATATTCGATTCATGAATGAACATTCTGAATTGGAAGAAGTACGAATTTGGTATGATAACAGTGATTGTGATGACACCAATTCTTTTACCGAAATTAACGGTAAAACTATTTATTTAGACGAATTATTGAAGGATATGTAAACGTGCCAGTAAAATATTACCCAGAAGATCAAAATGAACAAGGATATATTGGAATTCGTTTTCCGACAAACGGGAATGGTTCATCTAATGGTGGCTTTTTTAATATGTCAAGGTCAACAGAAGAACAAGCCGTTACCAATTACATTAATTTGTTATTGACCAAACCGGGCGAAAGATATTTTCACCCATCCTATGGAATTTTTATCCAGCAATTTTTATTTTCTCCAATCACCGATGGATTATTAACTGAAATTGAATTTGTAATCAGACAACAGGCAGCCATTTGGTTGCCTTACATCGTTAACCATGATATTCAAGTTAGAGGCAATGGCTCGGAAGTAGATGGATTAAATGGAACCGATGTAGATAACGCAATCCAAATCGTCATAACCTTTTCCGTGACCGAAAAAGGCGCAAACAAACAAATAACCTTGTTCCAGAATCAGGGTCGGGTCAGTTATATAGTTGAATGAAATGTTAATGTTCTTGGAAATACAAAAATACCATTTACCTTTGTGGGAGAAAAAATGAAACTTCGTAAAATAAAACAACTCATGGAAAATTCGCGAAATAACAATTACGCCCCAAATTTGTTCCCACAACTTAAAGATGCAGGTTGGATTCCAACTTCATTATGGAAACGTGGTCAAGGCGGAAGCCTTTCTGCAAATATTGAAGATGTAGAAGAAATTTATTTTACTACGTATGAGCCGTACATGGAAACAGTTTCTATAAAAATACCAGCAAAGAAATTAGTTGATTTTGATTATGTTATCAACGCCATCGCAAAAAAACAACATGCCGACAGCGTTTACTTGAATTTGGCCAACTACATGGAAAAAGTATTGACCAATAAATCCGTGGACGTGTATCCTACTTCATATGGAGTAGGTGTGGTTTCGATATTCAACAAGTATCGCCAACACGATATAGAAGAAGTGAAGAAAGTTATGGATGATCTTGGATTGACTTATTACAACGAAACATCTGATGCTGGATGGGTTTATCGATTCAAAGTTAGTAAAAGCGGCAAAAACGTAGGAATCTTACAGGGGTTAAAATAATTTTATATGTCAAATAACATAACATTGAAGTTATTCACGGCATATTATCATTCATCTGAAAGTGTTGATTGGTTGTATGATATTTATATTGATGGGCATAATTGGTCTGGAAATCAAGTTCGAACATACAGCAGCAATCCTAATTATATTCAATTTTGTGCTTCTGATTCGGTAATGAGTATATTGAATATTTCGCACGTAACTGGTTTTTCCAGTAAAAATGAAATGACGAAATTGATTAAATCTAAATTAGATACTGTCGAATTTCATAAATATTTACTTGGAAATAAAAAATTTGTTAGAATACATGAATTACAGCGTACAACATCATAATAATCTCTTATATTCACTTTCATCTGAATTTGCCTCTAACGATGCGTTTGAAGTTTGGGTTGAACATGAAACCGATGATGAATATGTAAAAGATTATCACATTTCGGGTGTTCGACAATTAAACTGGTTTACAATTTTAAACCCAATTATAGATGTGGATTTGGACTTAGAAATGGAATTGGATGAACTTATTGAACATTGGGATATATTTGAACTTGATATTAGTTACACTAGATATGATTGTACACTTAAAAGTATAGATTTGAAACAAAAATGGATTGATAAAATCAATCAAGTTATCGAAAAATATAGGAAATAAATCTTGGCAACTAACGTAGGAAATGATTATAAAAGACAGGTCAAATATATAAACCGTGATTTTGCTCAAAACAGGATTGCGCTGGTTAATTTTTTAAAATCATACTTCCCGAATCAGTTAGGTGATTTTTCTGAAAGTTCACCTCAAATGGCCTTGTTAGAAGCGGTTTCGTATTTAGGTGATGTAAATTCGTTTTATTCGGACGTTCAACTGGCTGAGTCAATGCTTTACCATGCAGAAGAACGGATTAACCTTTTGAACCTTGCTCAAAGTCTTGGCTACAAACCTAGAACAACCGTTCCGGCTTCTGTTGAATTGGATGTATTTCAATTGGTTCCATCCGTAGGTTCAGGTAACAATACCAAACCAGATTTCAGATATGCCCTTTACATAGAAGGAAATATGCAAGTATCAACTACGGATACAGATGCAATTTTCTTTTATACAAAAGATGCTGTTGATTTCAGATTTAGTTCAAGTTACGATCCAACTACTGTAACTGCGTACTCGGTTTTGCCTACTGGTGAAGTCGAGTATTACTTGTTAAAGAAGAAAGTAAAAGCAGTTTCAGGTCAAATCCAAACAAGAACTTATTCTTTTACGGAACCGAAACAATACGATAAGATTGTAATTCCCGAAACAAATATAACAGAAATTTTGTCTGTTGTTGATTTGGACAATAATATTTGGTATGAAACCCAATATCTTGCCCAAGATACTATTCCTGTTTCGATTAGAAATGTCCCGTATAACGATCAGGTATTAAGTCAGTATCGGGATTCTGCTCCATACATCCTTGCATACAAGCAAACCGAAAACAGGTTTGTAACGAGGTTAAGAAAGGATGATTTTCTTGAAATTCAGTTTGGTGGTGGGATGTCAAGCGAAGCCGACGAAGAAATTATTCCTAACCCTATGAATGTTGGCTTAGGATTGAATTATTTTGAACGTGTGGGCGATTTATCCATCGACCCTATGAATTTCCTTTACACGAAAACTTATGGCTCTACACCGCAAAATACAAGCCTTACGTTCCAATATGCAACTGCTAACGGGATCAATGAAAACGTAAATGCAAATACGATTACACGGATAGTTCAAAGTTCAATCGCAAATCCAACGGATGTTATCGATTCAACTGTTTTAACTACGATCCAAGATTCGCTAACGATTAACAATCCAAATGCTGCTTATGGTGGTCAAAACCGTAAACCACTTGAAAACATCCGTCAGGAAGCCATTGCCAATTTTGCTGCTCAAAATAGGGCTGTAACCAAAGAAGATTATGTCCTTAGATGTTTTGCTATGCCAGCTAAATATGGAAGTGTTTGTAAGGTAATTGTTGATACTGATACCCAAATTAATAATTGGGATGCAACAAGGGTTCCTAATCCTTACACGATGAACTTAGGCGTTCTGAGTTATGATTCAAATAAAAACTTCGTCGTTTGTAACGAAGCGATTAAAGAAAATTTAAGGCAACACCTTCGTCAATATCGACTTTTGACCGATTCGATTAATATTCGGGACATTTACATCATTAATCTTTCAGTTGACATCGAAATAATTACAAGACCCGGTGAAAATTCAAACGAAGTTAATCTTAGAGTTTTGGAACGGGCCATTGACTGGTTCGATAATGACCGGATGCAGCCCAATGCACCAATCATTATTTCAAACTTAACTTCTATGTTAGACGGAATCCAAGGTGTCCAATCTATTGTTTCTGTCAAATTTAAGAACGAAATTGATATGAATCAAGGATATTCGGGGAATGTTTATCCGGTCGATAATGCGATTCGGAATGGCGTGTTGTACCCTTCCGTAGACTTCTCAATTTTTGAAATTAAGCATAAAAAACGCGATTTGCGCGTCAGAACTCTCTCGGTTTAACTTTTCATTAACAACTTGAAATAGAAGTTCATTGTATCTTTGCAGCATCAAGAAAGAAAAACAACAATTTACTTTTAAAACTTCTGTTTCAATGACTACCATCCGAATTGACTTTTTTCAAAACAGCCGTCAAATCAATGAACCTAGAATTGATGCGTTTTTTGATCGTCAAGATTTTGATTTCATCAAGCGTCAAATTAAGCGGGAACTTGAAAGTTATCCAAAAGTTCAGGGAAAAGTTTACTGGGCAAGTTTTTCGGTTTTGCAGCCAGATGGAACCTACGATGAAACCGTAGAAATGTTTAAAGAAAGAATTAAAATCAGCTAAAAATGAAACTTACATTTGAAGAATACTTAAATTCATATAAAAATGAACCTGATTGGATGCCTATACCAACTCTTGAAGAATATGAAAAGATTCAGGAAGATTGTCTTTTGGCAGAATTTTTGGGTTATAAAGAATATCCAAATACTATTTTATATCGATGGGATGAACAAGGAGACGTTTGGTATGAACAAATGATTGAATATGGTCTTTATTTGACTTATGATCCTATTATTTCAAATCGAAAAGTATTTGAAGGAAACGATGAATTAATTATCGGTGAAATGAACTGGTTGGACTGGAATAATTTAATGATGCTAGTTGATAAGGTTAGATCATTTGGCGATTTTTCATCAAAAAAGTCAGCAAATAATGAAGTTAGAATTGACAGATTTTCAATGGGTAAAACTACGGTTTCGATGGATATTGCAATGAATGGAAATCTTGGTTTCATTTATCATTGTTTTGATCCCAATTTTCCAGAAAAAAGTAACTGTGAATCTTATTTTGAAGCCGTTTATAAAGCAATGGTTGATGTTGTTAAATTTATCAATTCAAATGACTGATAGACAGAAAAAGGTTTACAATTTCTTTTTGGAAGTTGACATTGAAACAATTAAAAGAACTTCTGCTGACAATGTTGCTTTTATTCAGGGATTAGCAGGCAAATCGGCTATTTATGGAAGTAAGGAATCAATTGCGTATGCTGCATGGAAAGCAGGCATGAAACGTTTTAAAATGAACAATGGGGAATCCATGACTTGAATTTTGAGTACACCCGCGAAATATACAAGCAGAAATTAAAAGAGTATCGAACACAAGTATTGAAATATACCAGAAAGGAACCTTTGTATCAACTGGATAATTATAATCATAGAGGCAAAGGTTCCTTCCATTTGGATCATATCATTTCAATTAAATTTGGATTTGACAATAACCTTCCACCTGAAATAATTGGAAATATTGCGAACCTCCGATATTTAAAGGTAAGTGAAAACATAAGTAAGCGAGACTATTTAACTGCTGATAGTTTTGATGTCATTGGTTATTTTATTGAAAAAGGAATGTTATAAGTGTTCAAAACAATCTACCCAATATCAGATTCAGTAATTTACAGCCAATTCCCAACCAAAAATAATGGGATGGACCAAATTCTTGATTTGGGCAAGTCTGCTCAGGGCGAACCTTCTATTGAGGGTGATATAACTGTTTCTTACGCTGAAACTTATAATTCACGAATCCTGATTAAGTTTGACATTAATCAATTTCTTCCTACCCAATCCAACGCTGAATATTTCCTGACCTTACGTTCTACGGAAGCAATTAACCTTCCAAATGAATATACGATTTGGGCTTATCCGGTTTCAGGTTCATGGACAAATGGAAAAGGATTTGTAAATTCAAATCCAATTTCAACCGATGGTGTTTCGTGGAAATACAGGCATAGTAAGTTAGACGGAAGGACATGGGAAACATCAAGCCTTCAATCGGCTGTAACTGCTTCTTACGGGTCAATTGCTCATGGTGGTGTCTGGTACACCAGTTCGTTTGGAAGTCAAAGTTTTAATTTTGATTCGCCAGATATTCGGATGAACGTGACTTCCATCGTAAATCAATGGTTATCAGGTTCAATCGCAAATAATGGGTTTATTTTAAAGTTAAGCGATTATGACGAATTTAATTCAAGTTCATTCGGACTGACTCAGTTCTTTTCGATGAACACCCACACCATTTATCTTCCAAGGCTAGAAGCATATTGGAACGACGTAGATCATTCTGGAACCAGTTCGTTCGCTGAAATTTCAAGCGATGATTTTGTCCTGAATTGTTCTAATTTGCGGGATAGTTATGCTGAAACAGAAAAGCCAAAGGTTCGATTGAAAGTAAGGGAAAGGTTCCCTGCCCAAACATACGCGACTTCTTCTGTTTACTTAGGTAATAAACGCTTACCTATTAATTCATATTATCAAATCCAAGACGTGGTAACTGATGAAGTAATAATTCCATTTCACCCGTCAGGAACCTTGATTAGTTGTGATTCACAAGGAAATTATTTTAAGGCTGATATGTCCTCACTTTTGAGCGAACGGTATTACAAGTTTGTTTTTAAATCAACTTTTGATGGTGGGGATACGATTAGATTGGATGACCAAAATCATATTTTCAAACTAAGGCGTAACTATTGACAACTAATCTTTCAAATATCATTTATTCGGACATAGCCAGTAGCAACGCTACGTTGGTCAAATATGTTATTCCAGTAGCAGGTCAAACCTTTGAATACAAGCCTCAAAGTCAAATTGATTCTGAAAGCTACCCGTTATCCGAACGGAATGGTTCAAATGCTTATATTGTTCCGGTCGAAAAAGAAAAGTTATATTTGAATTTCGTCCCGAACAAAACAGTCGTTTCAGACCAAAACATAAAAGATTATTTGGAAACTGAATTTACGTTCTTCGTTCCGTTTGAAGTAATTCCTCCTGATTTGTTTTCATTGCCCGATGGAACCATTTTCAGATGTGTTTCAAAAGATTCAGTACCTCAATCCAAAGAAAGTTATGTTTATTGGATAATCGAAGAAGGAAAGAAGAAATTAATCCCTAATTATAAGACGTTGGAAGTGATGTTGTTTGAAAGGAACCAAAACCTTCTTTCGGTCAGGATTGTTCAGGAAAACCAATGTGAAGAAATTGAAGAATGGGTGGAAGCAATTCCAGATAAAGGTTCGGCTTGGAACGAAGATATGAAAGATCAAACCAACTTTGAATTATTAAAAGGGTTGGAAGCATCTGTTAAATCCGGTGCAGCATTAGCCGAAGGTGCAAAAGCAGCCGCCACAGAACAAATAGATGCGGTTAAAGCCCAAGCAGCAGCCGATAAAGCAGCCGCCGAAGCGGCGCAAGCTCAGGCAGCAGCA